AAAACAAACAGAATAGCAATCAGTTTATTGCTGACCAACTATCTGTAGGTAAAGAAGCGTTTATTAAGATGCTTAGAGAATCATTAAACTCTGAGGAAGAATCAGAGTAATGTTGATTAGAAGGTGTGCTCAGGGTCACGATATTAAGGTATATAGAAATACTACTCCGGGTGCTACTCGTACAAAGAGTTACCCAGATGGTACAACGGAGACCCTGACATACCCTTCGTCTTATAAATACTTCTTAGTTATAGATGGTGAAATAGAAAGAAGAAGTAACAGTTGGGAAACAATAGAAGAATTATATGTTAGTAAATGTGAAGATAAGCATACTACTAGTAATGGTAGAGTGATTATAGGTAAGCACAAACTAGTAAACCATATAATAACAGAATTAGGAAGTTAAAATGTCTTTATATAAATACACAGAAAAAGAAGCGGCTAATCTATTGATAGGTCAAAATGGCTTTGATGTAATAGCTGAACACGATACTACTGTTGTAAATCCAGATACTGGTTCTTGGGTTGCTATACAAGCTTTAGGAAAAGACTCTAGTGGGACTACAGAGTTTTTAAAAATAAAAGTTACTTCTAATATTGGAGACAATATAGATTCATTTGTTAACTTAATTCCCGGTGAGATACTTTATGGTAACTTTAGTGGCATTGTAAATCATACAGATTCTACAGCGGTATGCATAGCTTACAGAGGGTAAGAAGAACTGAAAGGCTTAAGAGGCGGTTTATAAATCCTAATAAAAAAACAGGAGTATGGGCATGGATAAAGCAAAAAATAGAAAAGATTTTAAAATTAAAAAATTAGATAATGGAGATTTTGAAGTTGTTAGTACGAGTTATAATATTAGGGTGTATTACACTTATGTTGAGTAGTTGTTCTAATGGTTGGTCTGTAGGTAATTTAGATGTTCACTCAAAGGATTCAATGTATACTTTTGTAGAAATATTAGACCAAGATTCAACATCTCATTTTTACTCAGACCATATAAGATTTGATAAAGATATGTGGTGTTTTGTTCACAACCAGTGGGAAGTAGTAAGGAAGAAATGAGTGAAGAGGTTAAGACAGCTAGAAGCTATAGAGGTGCTATTGTCGATGACAACGCTGTTATTTCTATCAATATCAGATGGATATTTCAAGGCATTGCCCTTATTGGTGCTTTGGTCTATGGTTACTATAGGGTTGAGACTAGACTGGAAACATTGGAAGATAAGTTGGCTAATGCTGATAAGCAAATTGGGGATTTACTTAGTAAACATATCGTGGAAGAAAGGACTGAGAGACAAGAGCTGGCAGAAAAGGTAGCCTTTTATGAAAAAGAATTTAATATTAATCCTTTAAGCTGGGGTAAGAGGAGAAAGAAGTAATGGATATGATGGCAATATATGGCGAAGCAGGAATGATAGGTATATGCGGAGCATTACTTGTTTATTTAGTTATGTCATTGTCAAAAAAATCAGAAGCACAACAAGAGTCTTTAAAAGAATTAGAGGTGGAAAACAAAGGTCAATCTGAAAGTATTAATAATATGGAAGGAATGATTATAAAACTTATATCAAGGTGGAACGATAGCGATGCTGTTAGAGATAGAAGGTATGAGCAGATGATGGAAGCAGTAAGTGATTTAGAAAAACAACTATCAAGAATGGATGGCATTATGAGTCGTATGAACGGAAATGGAAGACACTAATGAATAATGAAGATTTAAGAACGCATCTAACAAGACACGACGAAAGGTTGAGAAATATATATTCTACATTAAATAGAATAGAAAAACATTTAGAAAGACTTAATGGTAAAGTAGATAAGCACGAAACCGATATTGCTAAAGTGCAAGTATGGGGTGGAGTTGCTTTAGTAAGCTTTCCGATAATCGTAAACATAATAATGAGGTTTGTATAATGTTAAAGAAAATGATAGCAGATGAATTACTAGGCGATGCAACTAAAGATGAATTAATTGATGAAATTAATAAAGCAGTTGATATTCCTATTATATCTGAAAAAACAGAAAAGGCTATACTAGAAGCTCTTTGGAAAATTATTAAAAAAGTTTTATTATCTAAACTAGGTGTATAGTGCCTGCTAAAAAAGACCCAAGATTAAAAAGAGCAGGAGTGTCTGGATTTAATAAACCTAAGCGTACTCCTAATCACCCTAAGAAAAGCCACATTGTTGTAGCTAAAGAAGGGTCTAAAATAAAGACAATTAGATTTGGTCAAAAGGGTGCTAGTACAGCAGGTAAGCCAAAAGCTGGTGAATCTAGAAGAATGAAAATGAAAAGAAAATCGTTCAAAGCTAGGCATAGAAAAAATATAAGAAAAGGTAAAATGTCTGCGGCTTATTGGGCGGATAAGGTTAAGTGGTAATATGAATAAGAAAGTTAAAGCTCCAAAAGGTTATCATTGGATGAAGTCTGGTTCTTCATATAAGTTAATGAAACATAGTGGTAAATTTAAGTCTCATAAAGGTGCTAGTCTTATGGCTGACTTTAAAGTACAGATGAAACATTCAAAAGCTAAAAAGAAATAATGGCTTCAGCTACTAAAACAAAACCAGCATTATGGAAACGAATTGTTTCAAGTGTAAAAGCTGGAACTAAAGGTGGAAGGAAAGGACAATGGTCTGCTCGTAAGGCTCAATTAGCAACAGCAAGGTATAAAAAAGCTGGTGGTGGTTACAAAGGAACAAAGTCTTCAAAAAATAGTTTATCTAAGTGGACTAAGCAGAAATGGGACTACGTAAGTAAGGGTGATAAAAAGAAACCTAAGAAAAAACGTGGTCGTTATTTACCTGAATCAGTTAGGAAAAGCCTTAGCCCTTCTCAAAAAGCAAGCACGAACAGAGCTAAGAAAAAAGCAACAGCTAAAGGTAAACAGAAAGCTAAATATAGTAAAACAGTAGCTAGAAAAGTAAGGAGAGCATAGTGTATAAATTTGGTAGAAAAAGTAAAGAAAGATTAAAAGGGGTAGACGCTAAATTAGTTAATGTTCTTAATGAGCTTATTAAGATTATGGATGTTACTATAATAGAAGGCTTACGTACAGAAGAAAGACAAAAAGAGTTACTTAAAAAAGGTGCTACTAAGGTTAAATACTCTAAGCATATGGAAGGTAAAGCTGTAGACTTAGCTCCTTATCCTATAGATTGGAAGAATAGAGATGGGTTTCATTATATGGGTGGTATGATTAGAGGAATAGCTAAACAACTTAATGTTAAAGTTCGTTGGGGTGGAGACTGGGATTCTGATGGTGATGTAAAAGATAATGGCTTTGATGACTTAGTTCATGTGGAGATACTTGATTAATGCCAAAACAAATTATTAATATAAATAATTTTGGAAGAGGAATAAATGATGTAAAAAATCCTAGGGATTTATCTATAGGTGAAGCTGTTAGCATATCTAATTTCGATACTTTAAATGCAGGAGAGTTAAGACCTAGAGGTAATTTTAAAACAGCTACTAATGGTCAAGCTACTAAATTAAACGAAAACTTTATTGATTCACAAACAGCTTCTTTAAATCCCGGATATGGTTTATATTATTTTGAATCTGATGATGTTGTTGGAGTTAGGGGGGTTACTATATCAACTTCAGGAGCAGGTGGATACTCAACTAAAGACGGGACTAATTTAATATTTTTAGCAGCTAGCGATACTATAAG